TTATCAACATAAGGTGTCGATGCTGGTGGAGAAATATCTCCTCCATATTGTATTCCATTTATCTTAATTCTTCCATATCCTTCTGGTATATTAAAATATATTTTAACATGATACCATGTGTTTGCGGAATAAGCAACCAAATTTGTCCCATTCCAGTCTCTTATATATCCATTATTATAAAAATATACAAAAAATCCTCTACCATTCCACCAATTGTCTTTATATGCTCCAAAACGAGCTTCTCTACCAAATACATTATTATCAAAACTTGTTTTTGCCCAAAATTCAACAGTTCCAACTGTTTTACTTGAAGGCCATATTTGTTGTGCTCCTCCTCCTTGACCTCCACAAGATATTTGAAATACTAATTCATGGTTATCAAGATTTTGTACAATACTTGTAGTTGGTGTTGCATATGTATCTTCTATAATAAAACCACTTGGTAATCCAGAACCAGCTGTATCACAAGTAAAGCTATATGTTGCTTTGTAATGTTCTGGATCTGAAGGCAATAAGAAATTATCATGTTGTTGTCCCCATCCAAAAGGATATAATCTTTGCCAATTATCACCGACAGCATAACCAGACATCCAGTTTCCTCCAAAACAATCAAAGAAGCCATATCCAGTTCCTGCTGATGCTATTCTCATTTCAAAATTACTTGTCAATGGATTAAGAAATGATACTCCACTTGCAACTAATTCTCTATTAATATAAATCTCATTGACTACAGTTGAGCCAATATCAAATCTCATTTTTAAATGATAATCACAATCTCTACTCGCCGCTCTTATCAATGTTCCATAATGATCATAGAAACCACTATCTCTAAATTCAGTATAAAATCCCCAACTTCCTTCATATCCACCATATTTCATGTTAGTTCCTTGTGGGTGAACCCACATTTCTACATATCCAGAATCTGATGGACTAAAACCGCTTGTTGTTTCTATATGAGAATTTCCACTTAATCTACACCAATGTCTTCCTTGGTCATTTACATTTAAAACATCTACTACTCCAGTTGTATTCCAATTACTTCCTATTACACCACTTTCAAAAGAATCAACTGCTTCGTTCCAACCATTCCAAACCCTATATCTTTGTCTCCACATAGAGCCAACATAATCTCCCATAGAGCTATATAGAATTTTGTTGGTTATTAAATTATTTCCTTGCTGACTTTCTATACATCTACAATCTAAACCTTCAAAATCCCCAGCTTCTATAAATTTATAGAAACCAACAAACACATTAACACCAGCAGGAGTTACGCTTTGTGCTATGAATTTAAATAATTTTCTATCATCAAGAGTTACAGTTCCAAATGGAGATCCTTTTGCTCCAGCTACTGGTAATCTAATATCCCAATGAGGCATGGAGAAATGAAATCTTTCTTCAAGAATAATATCTTCTTCATCTACATTATAGAAATGTGCGAATAATCTTTTTATTTCACTTGGAGTTGGTGTAACCCACCATTTTTGTGTCCAAGCCTTATTAACGAATTTCCAGACAATATCATTTTGAGCGTCAGTAAGAGGATAAGTTGAATATTTTTCTCTTGTTATTCTAACATCATATCCTTTATCAATTTGAATTCCTTTTTCAGCGTTATATCCACTATATCCATAAGTATCACATTGAGGACAATCGCTTCCATTTACATATCCTGTTCCATTACAACAAGGACATTGTGTTGGTGCTATCCAAATAGAATTTACTATTTGTTTAATCATATTATGGATTTTATCCATTCCGAGATAATACAAAATTTTACTTCCTTCACTAGCTAATCCATAGAAGCTTATTTTTCCTCCACAAGGTTCGTCTTCAGTCACATTAGAAGTTATATCAGTTATTTCATAAACTTGATTTCCTAATCCGCTTACTAAGAAAGTTGCATATTGTCTTGTAAATCTTGGAACTTCCCAAGTTGTTTGAACAGTTGTAGAACCTGGTTCATATCTTTGTTTAGTTATTTCTCTTCCAATTTGATTGAATGTTTCTGTATCTTTAGTATCAACATTTTTAGCAGTTATAGTTAATGTCAGATTAGATTCCCTTATTTTAGTATCAACTATTGCTATAACTGGGCAAGGAACTGCCAATGTTTCAAAAGAAACTGCGTCTTGTTTAACAAAACCAGTTTTTCTTGACCATTCTCCAAATTTAACTAGACTGTGTCCAGTATAAGGACTTTCTTGAATGTGTTTCTTAAAAGATGTATTCAAATACACTCTTAATTGGTCTCTAAAATCCATTATGCTACTCCTCTTTGAAAGCTTCTAGTTCCTAAATCTGGTATTTCATCATCTAATATATTAATATCATCTTGTGCCCAAATACTTGTGTCAGATCTTTTAATATAAACTTCTTTTTGATTTACAACGCTTGGATGTTTCATAATTTGATGTTCTATTTCAGCATAAATAACATTTTCTCCAGTTTCTAATGATTCTAAATATGTTTCAATGTTTGCTATGACATCATCCCTTATTGTTATAAAATCAGCTAAAGGATCAATATATATAATTCCTTTTACATCTATATCAATTTCTGTTGCTTCGTTTATAACAAATTGAATTCCTATTGGAGACAATCCTCCACCATCTATATAATCTAAAGCCTCTTCTAATTCAGCAGCAAGATTAACAAAACCGAATCCATCTTCTGTTGCTAAAACAACTGTATATGCTGCTCCATTATATAATGTTTTAAACATCATATCTCTATCTTCTTCTCCAGTCCAAACTACACCAGAACGAGTGTAAAGTTGGTATCTTGGGCCTGAACCATATTGAGCACCACTAACAGTATAAAATTCCCAATAGTGTGTTGATGCGTCAAATCCAGTTATTCCGTCTTCTGAAGGATGTAAATAAATATCAAATCTATATGTCTTTGTTTTATCTAATCCATTATATTTCATATCAAAATTAATATCTTGAAATCCAGTTATAGTAGGATCTAAATCAATTTCTCTCATTATTTTTGTTGCGTCTGGCAAATAATATCCAGTTGGGCTTGTATTTAATCTTACACCACATGTCACTGCTGGAGGATTGTTTACTGCTCTTCCTTTTAATGTAACTCTACCCATTGATAATACTAAATCACCAGGAACAAAAGATTGACTTATCTTTGTATCATAAGTATCTGCTCTTATAATACCTAAATTTGTTGGGTTATCCCAGTCTGTAACTGCTGTTTGATCAACACCTTTATCTTGTGTCACTTTTACTGCTCTAACACCATCAATTCCAGCCGCAATATCTCTAACCTTTTCAAGTGTAAATTGTCTTCTTTGAGCTTGTAATAGCCTTTCTCTATATCTATCATCGGCTTCACGATCTGCCCCTCCAGATATTCCTCTACTATTAGCTACACTCAAATAAGGATATGTGACAGAGGTTGTAACTTCTCCTATTTTTGCATTGCTCACAACTCCAGATGTTAATGCTGTGACTTCTATTTGTTTTGTCACAGTTCCTTGAACTTGAACATAATATTGTTCATTTTCTAATAAGTATCCAGAACTACCAGCAAGCCAAATAATATTGTTTTTATATGTAGGATCTAAAGAATACAAAGATGATGGTATTGTTACATCTTTTTCATCAAATATATTAACAATTTGATTTACATAAATATATCCATTTGTGAAATAATCTGTTGATTCTCCAGTTCTTCCTTTTGACATTAAAATTTTAAATTCTATTGTGTCAGCTTCGTCTGTTGCATAAGCATTTAATGATGACGAAAATTGTGTTCCTTCTGGAATACCAATTGATGGTCCAGTTATATTTGTAGAAACATCAACATATCCTTGTGCATGTCTTGCTCCTCTTCTTCTTAATCCTGCTTCTATTCCATGTCTATCTAACCATTCACCAACGGCGTTTCTTATAGACATTTGTTCAGAAGCTGTTTCTAACATTGTTTCATAATAAAATTCATCAATGGCATGTACTTTCATTTGTTGCCATAAAATAGAACTAGGTGAAAAATTAACAACAGTAAAGATATTTTTTGCTTTTTCTTCGTAATCTTCAACTATTTCTCTTGCGCTTCTTGGTGTAAATCCTTCATCTGTAAATGGCATTATACTCCTTCTCCTAATGTTTCTTGTAATGATATAATAGATCCAAATCTACTTTGAACTGATATTGTTACTTTCAATTCTTGTCCAACTCTTTTTACATTTAAATAATCAACTTGAGCTATTAATATTTCCTTTTCTTGACTTAGAGCATCAGCTAATAGGCTTTCAACCAGTTGTGATGGAGCACCTTGACTGTGAAGTCTTATTGCTTGTTCTAAATCAAAACCATAGTATATGTTCCATATTTCAGAACCAGTTTGACAATTTAATAAATTGTCGACTATTTGATAAAACGCATAGTTATCATTGACTTGTATATAGTCTCCATTGCTTCCCAAAATTGGGTCTCCCGTTCTTAAGTCTAATAAAACTCCTACCATTTTAATCACTTCTATACATATAAGTATTTTTTAAATATATAAATCTAAATGTTTTTTAATTTTTGATTTGCTTTTCTTACTTGCGGTATCCAATATTTTTCTTAGAACGAAACTTATAATTTTAATTCCCTCATCTAAGTCTATTTTACCGTTTTCAATTTCCTCTAATTTTTCAATTAATTCTTCAAGATTTTTAAACTTCATTTTTCTAATTCATTTATTCTTTCTTCCAAAGAAATAATTATTGTGTGTAGTTCATTAATTTGAGTTTGTAATAATTCTACAATATTAGAATGTTCGTCTTCTAATGGATCTGGGATATTTTCATTCCATTTACCATTTTCATAATATGTTCTATATTCTGATTCTGGTGGCGGTTCTTCTATCCATATTTCTTTATTAAATTTATTCTTTGCTACCATTACTGGAGAACCATTGTCTTTATGATAAACTGTTATAATTTCCTCTGTTATCCAATTTCCATCAACAAATCGTGCTATCTCTCCTTTTTTTGTTTTTGGTGGCTCTATTAATGTTGATCTCGCAGGCATTAAAAACATTTTCTTACCAGTTTTTTTAGATGCTACTGGATTTTTTTGTCTTTTTACTATACCAGCATAATAACCGTTCCAATCATATTTATAACATTCATTTTCTTTTAACATAAAATCCCCTATAATTTAATTATAAAATTTATATAAGCATTTTTTGGTCTTGTTTCTGTACTTCCTCCAGCGTTTTGGTTTGTTGGAGTTTCATAAGATGTATATGTACCAGCATTTTGTATGTTAAATGGTGCTGGAAAATATTGTGACATATTTAAAGAACTACTGTAATAACAAGTATGTCTATGTTGGTTTTGTATATGTGTGTGTGTTTCAAATTCATCGTCTTGAATAGAACCTACAGCATCGCCAGTATTACCACCGAGATTCATAGCAAGTCTACCAGCGGCATCTGGGTCTCTTCCAGCACCATTATCAATGCCTCTGAGAAATCTTCCTTCAAAGTCTGGAATATTAAACCAACTTACGCCAGAAGAACCGAACGCAGTACTAATTGCATTAAATAATCTTGGGTAATCCGTTCTTTTTAATGAAGATCCATCACACATTAAATATCCGCTTGGTGCAGATGATCCTCCATAAGAAAATATTAAACCAGCAGGTAAAACTTCTGCTGGAACTATACTAGCCCATTTACTTTCATTATCATCCCAAATTTCGAGATTTGTTCTACTTGCTTTTAATCTGTAACTATTCCATAATCCAACTTCAAATTCTTCTGCTCCACTAACACCAACCATTCTAAAATATGAGTCTCCTTTCTTAATGTATCCTCCATCAGTAATATCTACTGGTTCGTATCCACTTGGAATGGTTCCTTTATATGTAGATAAAAATAATATAACACCGCTTGTTGTGGGTGGTGTTCCTCCTCCTTTATAATACCAAACCATTTTAATCAGCCTTTGTTTTTGTTGTATTATCCGTACATGGATTTGTATTAGATGGTGTTGCTGGCCCAGTTACACTTGGCCCTGGCATAACACCACTATGGGTGTGTGAGAAAACATGGTCGTGATTTGCGTGTGCTAGTGCTTTTGCTCCACCAGCAAGATTTACAGCAGAAGCATCCGCACCTATATTTACTACTCCAGTTGTATTAACTGTTATAGTTCCACCACTTGTACCATTTTCTATTGTTATTTCATTACCAGATATTATTATAACTTTTCCCTGAACATTAATTTTAAACT